TCCTGAGGCTCGCACAACATTGGATAGTATTCACCATAGTCATTTAGAGAAACTCAATGAGGAAATCCAATCCATAGAAGAGCTTGAACAGACCATTCAACAACTCAAAGAGATTCACAAAGACACCCACAATGATATTGAAAAAATAAAGATTGAGCGTGAGATTCGCGATTTAAAAGCGAATCTTGATGATATCCGATCAAAGAAAAATCTTTATGATTATTTTTTGGATACAGGAAATATCTTATTTGATTATTATGATATGCAAGAAAAAATCAGTAAAGGGATTGAATCACGTCAACCTGCCATGGGAGGGAAATCAAAACCAGGGAGTATTTGGGCTGCTCTTCAAGAAGCACAAGAAAAAGATGGGGATACTCCATCTATGACTGTTTCCGCTGCGGATCCGAAACAAAAAGAAAATCTGAGTCGCAATACTCTTTTGTTCAAATATTTACAGAAAGTGGATCCTGAACATGCGAAAGATACATCTGTTCAAAGCCAACTTCAAGAAAAATATGGAATCTGCGATGATTGTGAAAATGAAATGATTTTTAGTGCGAATGAAGCAGTCTTTACATGTCCAGCCTGTGGAAATCAAGAGTTTATTTTGGTTGATTCGGATAAGCCCAGTTACAAAGATCCTCCTCGTGAAATCTCTTATTATGCCTACAAACGTATCAATCATTTTAATGAATGGTTGGCACAGTTCCAAGCGAAAGAGAGCACAGAGATTCCCAATGAAGTCTATGATCTGATTATTGGAGAGTTGAAAAAAGAACGATTTAATGATTTAAGTGGACTCAATCGATCGAAAGTTCGTGAAATCTTAAAAAAGTTGAAGTTGAATAAATATTACGAACATACACCTCACATTACCAATCGCCTGAATGGTCAAAATGCGCCAGTCATGACTCGTGAAACCGAAGAAAAACTTCGCCACATGTTCATTGAAATCCAACCTTCCTTTCAGAAACATTGTCCTAAAGATCGTAGCAACTTCTTGAGTTATTCGTATGTCTTGTATAAGTTTTGTGAACTTCTTGAACTTGATGAATATTTACATTGTTTCCCATTGTTGAAAAACAAAGACAAGTTATATCAACAAGATAAGATCTGGCAAAACATTTGTGCAGATCTTAAGTGGCAGTTTATTCGGAGCATTTAGAGAGTAACATAAAAAGGTCGTGACCAACGCATAGGATATTGGGGTCCTGGGTCATCGCCTGTCATGCGAGTGATCTCTTTTCGAACAATTTCTGGATAAAGAAATCGTTGGTAATACAAATCTCCTTCCGTAGGTACATGACTGGTCGCAAGTTGCACCATGGTTCCTGGACTGGTAAACCCTTCGGAACGCATGTAGAGGATTGCAAGAATAAAGATGACAAAGACAGTTGTGAGAGTTATTGAGTCCATCTTCTTCTACTTCTCTATGTTGATTTTGAATCAATCAGGAGAAATATTCAGCGATCTATTATCCACGCATTTACGCGCGGGGGAAACCAACAAGGTTGGCACCGAGACCGAAGCCAGCACCTTGGCGAGCCGTGACACCAATGGAAGGAGAAACCAAGTCCAAAACAGCAAAGACTACAGCTGCAACGAGGGCGAGTGTGGCGATTTCGTCAACAGGGAGAGTCTTACGGGGGATAAAGATAGCAGCACCAGCGACCACGAGACCTTCGATCAAGTATTTGATAGCGCGATTGATAACTTCAGCAACGTCCATTTGTTCCTATACTCAAGAAAAAGAAAATTTTTTGATGCGTATTTAAAGTTTTAATCGATTCCATCTTAGAACAGATGTCCACCAAACGTGAAGATTTCTTGACCGAAGACCCTGAGATTCCCTCCCAGCGCTGGTGTCTTTTGAGTTTCCTCAGCCCGGAAAAGGTATTAGACCGGAAGGAACTTTTTTTCTTTAACGCTTTCCTCAAACAATATGAGTTTCAAGTTCGCTCACAGTCTCTTGAGAAGTATTTAGTGGAAACCGTAAAGGGAATCAATGACAAGTTGGAACAGGAAGCCGTGGTCTTGGAACAGCAGGATTTGAGTGGTGCCGCCGCTCTTTGCCGGAACTCCGTAGTTCGGATTGACACGGTTATGCAATCGTTCCACGAGTATATCAAAAAGAACGCAAAAGATCTATCATCGTCCAAACTCACTGACGAGTATGATGACTACTTGTTCAAAAATAAGCTCAAACTTGAAGATGAGTTCTATGCCGCCAACGATTTTAAGACAACTGTGCGCGGCTTGAAAGTTCGCGGTGTGTATAGCACAAAGGAGGAGGCAGCCAAACGGGCAGAAAAGCTTCAGCGTTCTGACCAGGTTCACAACATCTTTGTAGGTGAGGTCGGCAAATGGCTGCCTTGGGATCCCTCTCCTCATGAAGTGGGCGATCAGGAATATGCTGAAGATCAGCTCAATACACTCATGAAGAAATACAAGGAGAACGAAGAAGCTCGTGAAGCCTTCCACCGTGAACAGCGCGAGGCTGGACGCAAACAGAAGAAGGTTTTCACTGCCAGCGAGCCCTCCACGGGTCCTGCTGTAACAATGACTCGTGAAGCGGGTGAGGATGCTGGAGCCGTGCCTTCTCTTGGAACAGGTGCATCTGAGTTTTCAGGTATGTTTTCCTCCTCAGGTCCTGCAGATCTTGCCATTGCTCGCAAGATGGAGAAGTAAGTATGAAAGTCTAATATTCTATTAGGATTTGAATCAAATCACTATAGAATAGCTATTTATTGCTTACCAACATAGATGGGCACACAGGATTCACCACCGTTGTATGCCTTCTCACAGAATGTGCCTTCAGGGCATGTTGTTTTCTCACAACGAACATTGATAAAGCCTTCACTTACGAACACACCCGGGAAATAAATCTTCACGAGAGGAACAATGACCAATACCGCAATTAAAAGACCAGCTAAGCCGATTAAACCAAGAGATTTCTGACCACGAGCCATTTCTATTCAAGAGCAATGTTTTCCGCGGAGCTTAGGGGTATACTGGGAGTCCCGTATGAATCGGGAGACGAGGTGGATTCGTATCTTGGCAATATCCATTCAAACATTTCATTTCGGGTTGTCCTTCACACGAAGGAATATCAACTCCACATCGAGGTGCGCCGATAGGAGCTGCATAGAACCCTTCCTCAATGCGATATACACGATCACAAACTAATAAGGCACACGCAATCAAAAGTATGATGCCTGCTTGAAGATAGACTGTCTTCATTCCTATTTACTGTTGCGGGAACTTTCGCACCTGGATGGCAGGTCCCTTCAATCGACGAGCCGCATTAGGATCATATTCATTAATATTCTCTTCTTCTGTTCCACGGTAATGTTGTGCAGAATGCGCCCAAAACTCGGGAGCACCGATGCGGAAATCAGGATGAAGTTCAGCCTTATACCAAAAGACACACTCTTCAAGTTTGCTACTTTGGCTTGTATTATCAACCACAAGACATTCATAGTTTTGTGTACATTGATCCATAATCTGACAGAAAAACTCAAAGGAAGGAAACACGGAACAATAGTTGTCAAAAATGCGTTTGCGATTGCTCATGTAGGGTTCACGAAGAATAAATACAAAATCAACGTTTGTTCGCAAAGCAGGTTGAATACCAAGAGGATACTGCATTGTGATGATAAAGAAGACCTTGAGCCAACGACCATTCATGAACAAATAACGAATATTCTTATCGTGAGTCCAACTATCATCATACATACAGTCATCAAGAATCATAAACGAACGAGGATCGATACGGCTCTGAACACCCATTTGAAGATCTCGTTGAATGCGTGCCATCATGAGTTTTTGGCGCTTCACGAAGTTTGCAAGAATAATCGGACTGTATTCACCATGAATAAACAGAGGAGGAATCATTTTTCCATAGAAAGAGTTCGATTCTTCTGTTCCACTGATAACCGTTCCCAACGGCATATTTTGATGTTGAAAGAGCAAATCTCTTACGAGTGTTGATTTACCCGTTCTGCGACGACCGATAAAAATACATACGGCATCCTGAGGAATCTTCTTCATATCAAACTTCCGTAGTGAAACGTTGAGTGCAGCGGTTGTAGCCATATATCAAAGCAGTGAAGAAAAAAGGTGCGGGTTTGACGATTTTTAGGATCCTTTCTTTCAAAAAGAATGGAAAACCAAATCCTTCGAGGTTTACAAATCCCTCATCCCACATATACAATTCATTCCAAACGAAAGCCTTTGAAGTTGAAATCGTTTCGTGACCTACACACCTTTCATCCCGGGTTAGCCTATTTGTATGACTTGTCGGGGGATCCTTCCTTAGCGATTCAAATGGACAATCTTTTCATGGCAAAAACAGCGGAACATTCTGTTCAAGAGCCCAAAATCGTGCACTTGGAGCTTGACCGCAAAGGATCCGATGAGTTTGAATCAAGATCGGCTTATTTGAAAGTCACTCATTTACTGGATCCGATTACTTGGATTCGTGGAAAGTATGAGTTTGAGGATTCCTCTCCCAAGTTTTTCCAGCCTTCTTCTCTTTCCAAACGGGCGGCTCAAAAAATAGGCGATCCCATGAATCAAGCCTATGTGGAAGCCGTAGCCACCTATGCCTTGTCGAAACTTCGGGAAGCTGATGTGAGTCCTCATTTTCATTATTTTTATGGAGCGTTCTGTGGAATAGCTGACTCCTATGATTATAACATCTCAGATGTTTATTCTACCTATCGCCATTGTCGTTGGTTTTGGGACAATCAAACAAAGGGTGTATTTTCCCTTGAACTTGATGATGATGAGATAGACCCAGAGGTAAAAGAAGCTATTTTTGAACCGCCATCAGAGCTTCATTCCGAAGTCAGTTCTGAAGTCTCAGAAGAAGAACTTTCAGAGGTTAGTTTACAAGAAGCCCAAGAACTTGAAGAGGTTGAAATCAAATCGCTTCATTCCACTGGCATGAGCAGTGTTTCCTTCAAATCTCATTCAAAAGATTCATCCAATGGAAACACAAGTGAAGGAGAGATTAGTTATGATGAAGAAGATGATGAAGATGAAAACGATGAAATCAATGTGTTTGCACGGTTGAAGCAATTTCCTGTTATGCTTCTCTTGACAGAACCCAGTCAAGGGACGATGGATGATTTGTTGACCGGGTGGGAAGGAGAAGGGGAAGAGTCTGTTCCAGGTGAAAAAGAATGGGAAGACATTTGGACAGCCTGGATCTTCCAGATTTTAGCCGCCTTATCTGTCGTGCAATCGTTCTTTGGATTTACACACAATGATCTTCACACAAACAACATTGTCTGGACTCATACAGATCAAAAATACTTTTTTTACCAGAATCGTGATGGCACAGTTTGGCGAGTTCCAACCTATGGCAAAGTGTTCCGCTTAATTGATTTTGGGCGATCTATTTTCTGGATCAATGACAAGCTCTTTTTCAGTGATGATTTCAAAGAGGGAAATGATGCTGCAGAGCAGTTTTGCTTTGGACCTTTGCGAACAGATGAATCAGAAGAAGAAATCTTACCCAATCCTTCGTTCGATTTGTGTCGTTTAGCGGTCAGTTTGTTTGAAGCTCTCTTCCCCATGAAGCCTGAACCCAAGAAAGGAGGTGCTATCCTAAGCAATGAACCTGGGCTCGTTGTGCGCGAAAGCAAATCAGCCTTGTATAATATGTTGTGGACATGGATGGTGGATGATGATGGAAACAATGTTCTTATGGAACCCAGTGGGCGTGAACGGTATCCTGATTTTGATCTCTATAAAGTCATTACTCAGAAAATCCATAATGCAGTTCCTCGTGTAGAAATCTTGCGCCCAATCTTTGATCGCTTCAAGGTGGGCAAACAGTCCGTTGGAAAGAAACAAAAAGTGTATAACTTATTCTTTTAAACAATCGGATCATCCTCTTCCTCAGGAATCGTCAGCATTGGAGGTGCGGATGGTTTCGGTTGTGTGATTGGAAGAGCAGCAGGAATGGTTCTATATTCGGATTCAGTTCTATTTCTTCTTAGGTGCCTGATACGACAATAACAGGCAGCAAAGACACTCAGTGTAAGAATCGCTGCAAACAACGGATAAAGATCTGCCATTAGGGTGCTATCCACTTCACATTTCAGTTTTTCCAATTTTAAAACTTGGGAATGCCTACCTGCAGCTCAGGATCAACACCGCCTCCGCCGCCTGAAAAGGAAGGCAGAGAGGGTAGAGATCCAAACGATGAGAACATCTGACTTAAATCATTCATGGAATCAGGCAAGAGTTGAAACAAGAGAAGTGTCAAGACTGCTCCAATAATAAAATCCCGCAGTATACCTTTTACCTTTGGCATCTGCTGCTCTTTCATATATTCGGCTATGCCACCAAGAACTGAAATGGTTGTTCCGCCTAACGCGACCGCTAAAATCTGAGACGTGTCCATCCGGGATGAATTTACTATGTCCATTCCGGAAAAAAGAAAACGCAAAAGTCCGCTTTAATCCGAGTTTGAGTTTGAGTTTGTTCCCTCCTTTTTCCAAAACTTTCCTAGCGGCTTTCGTGCTGGAGCAGGAGCAGGCGCACCACTTGCTTTGGATGCCATATGTGCCATCTTCAAGAGATTTGCTTTGCGAACAGTGCTATTGGCTGATCTCGATGCCATCATCGCGAATAGATTGGAAGGCATGAGTGTTTTAGGAGCAGGTAAAGATGACAGATTGTTATTTCCAGCTACTGCTGTTCCTCTTACTCCAGGACCTCGTCTGGCGGCATTGTTTCTTGCCCTTGACTCGCGCAACATCGCTGCAAAGCGCGCTTGGGATTCTAATCTCTTTCTTTTTTCTTCCGCTTCCTTTATTTTGATCATATGCGCTTTTTTGATTGTATTTGACCTGTTTTTAAGTTTTGCTTTTAGAAGTTCTTTGGGTTCAAGAAGATTAATCGGGACTTTATATGTTATATTTCTCTTTACATTTTTTAACATTACAAGCGGAACGGATACAGAAGGAATCTTAAAGATTCTTGTACCATTTTTATTTTTTTTGAGGGTTTGGGTTGGCATCCTATCTACTCAAGAGTCTCAAAATCATCAAGACCTTCATCTTTTGCACCATCAATATCCTCAAAATCATCCATCGCCTGCGGTGCATCATCTAAAATCTTGATGCCGTCCTCGCCATTTTCATCAAAATCGGCTGATTTGGAACGGATGCGGTGTTCCATTTGGTTTTCAGTGTCAAAGACTGTATCGTGGTCAGCAAACTTTACAGAAGGTTCTGTTTCAAAGACAAGAACCTGTTGAACAGGAGGAGCAGGAGCTGAATCAGATGCAGGGGCTGATTCCACAAGAGCCTCAGGAACAGTTTCGGGAACAGGCGGAATTTCGGGTGCTTCCACTATAGGTGTGGTGGGCGGCGGAGCTGGTATTTCTCCTCCAGATGCATCCACTTGAGACCCTGAAAGATCAATCGAAATGCTATTTTCTTCTTTCACTTCTTCTTCTTTGACCTCTTTCTCTTCTTCCTCTTCATCCTCATCCTCTTTCTCATCTTTCTTTTCAGATGACTCTTCATTCGCTTCACCATCCACATCATTGCTCAGATATTCACGAAGAATGCTCTTCACTGGCAACATGCCACGAATCGACTGCAGGACAGCCTGATGTAGCAGTTGTTCCACCTGGCGAAGATTCTTCTGGCGCTCAATTGAAGATCCCTGTTCACTAAATAAATAGGCATTGGACCATAGAATGCGAGCAGATTCAGAAAGAGTTCGATGAAGGAAGTGCTCCAACTTCGGGACCGTAATTTGGATTTTTTTCTTGTCTCGATTGGTTAAGCGGATTGCAGAAAGAACTTTGGTATGAGCAATAAAGACCGCTGTCAAAAGTTCTTCCAAATAATCACATCGAGTAGTTTGTACAATCTTTTCGGTTTCACGAAGAACCTTGTCTTGATTCCAATCGGGGATGTCTTTGAGAAGATTTTGGAACATCCATAAAACTTTGCGCTGATCCTTTTCTTTCTCTCGGGCTTCTTCGATCATGCCCAAAAAATAAGACTGAAGAGCCGGAACTAAAAAAAGGCAAAACTGTTCTGTATACTCCGATTTTGCTGTGCTATATACATCAACTCCGTCCATTGCTATTTGTCTGATTGTTTCCCATTTCTTTCCTCTCCCGTTCGGAACGCAATAAAAGAACCAACCATCCCACTTGAACCCATGGAGAATGACCAGCCTGCCACCGCCGTATGCCTTCTCTCACCTGAACATGAGATGGATACAAGCGTAGAAGTTCAAGTAAATACTCTGTTGGATTTCCAGATTGTTGATAGAATGCTTGAAACTGATGAATGTCAAGCATATCCTTGGGTAAAGGTACCTCTTTCCAGATTCCTAATGTTCTTGCTTTCCCTTCAATTAATGTTCTTCTGTAAGATCGTTCACTTGGTAGTGTTTTTACAACACATCGAGACAAAATAGGAGCCGAAAGTTTCCAAACATCACGCACTTCAAGAATACATTGTACTTCTGAAGATCGTGTATCAAGAATACGACGAAGAAATGCTTGTGATTCTTGAGTTAAGTCATCCGCGCCTTCAATCCAAATGCACGTTTTTTCTTGCGACCTTA